GCTCCTCACCATAGGACTTGTACTCAAGACCAAACAGGGCGTTCAAACCCGGAAGGAGTTCTTTGAGTAATTGTGCACGTGAAATAGCCATTTTTCAGAACTCCTATTAAATACCCAGCGGGTTGTTGTAAGCGTGACCGCCCTCAACCACGCCAGAAGTTACGTACGGAGCGTTAAACTTGACGATAACTTCAGGGTAGTAAACGGTGCCGCTCGACACGAACGCCGTGTCTTCAACAACGTCGATGATACGCATCGGCAGCGAACGAGTCGTAGCAGCCGAGCCAACCAACAGACCTTGTTGCGAGTCGTTCGTCGTCGTGTTCAGGGTGTTCGCCACAAGAGCCACGTTCAAACCAATGCTCGTGTACTCGAAACCGCCCGTGGTCGAAACCACCAGCGAAGCCGTCACACCAACAGCCTTGAACAAGGTGTCCGGGTCGTCAACCACGTACGCAACAATGTACGTACCAGCCTTGACCGCAGTACCCGAAATCCAAGACTGCGAGTAGGTCGGCTGACCCGTCACAGAGGATACGAAGTTACAGCCCAAGAACACGCCAGCAAAGCCAGCGACAGGGGCCGTCGTTGTCGAGGTCGTTACTTCAACAGTGCCGTCCGAAGCAAACTGTAGCGGGTCACCGTAACCGATGCTTGAGGCACCAGAAGCGATACGACGCTGACGGGTCGATCCGGCGAACACCTGCCCACCGATCAGATTGATCGGCTTCAAGCCATAAGGCTTGTCAACGGTAGGATAAGCCATTTGTTACTCCAAAAAAGAAAGTTATTTACCTTTGCCAAACGAGGTTGTGGACTTGCGTTCATTGAACAGCGGCATCCGCTCGTCGTTTAGCCTCATAAAGTTATTGTCTACGGACTGGATTTGAGCCTTTGCTTGCTGTTCGTAATAGTCATTACGCTGCTTCATTAGCTCTTCCGGTGCCTTACACAACAACAGGCCGCCAATCTCGATATTCCCTTTAAATTTGGAAGTCGGATCGGCATGGTGCATCAGTTCCGGATGATCTTCAGCCTTTACAGGCTCCCAACCTTCACGAAACTTTGCGGAGGTATTCGATGGGTCAGCAGTACCCATGATACTAGTCCGGATATATCGAAAGACCCAACCCGGCTGCGGATTTGGGGCCGGTAGCGTCTGAGGTGGGGTCCAAGTTTTTGTGCGCTGCGCGGATTCTCGACTTTCGAGTTCACGTGCGAGTCTGTTACCAGTCATTTTAGTTAGCCTCCAGTTTCATAAGTTCTTTTGCGTACTGCTCGTTGCTCAAGCCAAGTTTCTTAGCTAAGGCAACTTGAGTCGGTGTCAGACGGATCTGACGCGGCGCGGTACTCCGCGTAACTGGTGCAACCACATTGGCTGGTTTCGTGCGAGCGGGCTTCTCAGCCTCCCTCGTTTGAGTCGGCTCATCCTCGAAATAATCGGGGAATCGCTTCCTCATCGTCGCGTTAACTCGGTCGTAATAATCGTCGCTACGCGGATCGACTCCAGACCGGACCAATTTTTCGTGCAGTCCAAGTGCGAGGGCGGTCATCTCCTCGTCGGTGCCAAACCACGGATTCTTATCCTTCCACGCCTCGGCCTTGGGGTCGATAACGGGTTGAGGTGCCGGGGGCACTTGGTACTGTTGGATTTGTTGTACTACTGATTCTTCCTCTTGTAAAGAGGGGCGGAAGTTTTCGTACTGCTTAATTTTAAGCTTAGCTTCAGTCAGGGCTTCTTGGGCATCAGTGATTTTCTCGGCATCCCCTGACTCATAAGCCTGCTTCAAACGCTCCTTGGCCGTGGCCAGGTCATTATTAGCCGACTTAGTAACCTCATGGATGTAGGCTTTCTCGCCATTACCCAGCCGCTGCTTTAACTGGCGGATCTCTTGTTCACGCATCTGGGCAAAACGCAGAGCTTCCTCTTTCTCCCGCTCTGCTGCCTCTTTAGCGCGGCGCTCGTCGTGCCAGACTTTCTTCATCTGGGAGAGGCGCTTCTTAACCTTCTCGGAATACTCCTCAAGGTCATCCTTATCCAGTTCGTCCACTACATCCTTGGGTAGCGGTTTGCGACCTCGGTCTTGTGGTGGGGTATCATCCTCAATCTGAACCTCAAACTCAGGTTCTTTTTCGGCCTTCTCAGCCGGTGCTTCCTGCTCAATCTCGTCAGGAAACTTAAATTCTGTCTGCTCAGCCATGATTTACTCCTTATGCGCGACGGATTCCACGGGGGTCTTGCACCACCGCTTCTACCGTGTCGTCGTTAATGATGCGGAACTCGCGTCCGTGAATGACAACTCTGGTGCCGGAATAGGGGCGGGTTAATACAAAATCGCCTTCTTTGCACCACGGACCAGTGGGGAACCGGTCTTTATCTGCATAGCAGAGGTCGCCCATCTTGATGACGAACAGAACTACAGTAGTCTGCTCCTCAACACGCTTGGTATCGTCTGCTTTGATAATGCCCCCGTCGAACTCTTCCTCTACGTGCGGAACCGCACACAGAATTCGATAGCCTCGGGGTTCCGGCAGGAGTTTAGCTTTGGCCGCTTCTTCCTGTGTTTTCTCTACGTCAATACTGCTCATTCTTCATCCATCCTTTTTGCAAGGTCTTTGATGTAGCTAATAGCGAGGTCGAGACCCTGTAACGCCCCACATAGCCTTTTGTATTCGCCCTCACTCAGACTTCCTGTAGTGACGGTTGCAACTATCGTCATGCGCTCTTCTTGGATTTTTGATTCCAAGTATTCCAGAGCGTTTGAATAAGACATTTAGTCCTCCTTCTTTGGTTTCTCCAATCTTTGCTGTGCAGCTTGTCGCTGCATGTCTGCGGCATCTTGTGCTTTGCCGATCTCAAGTCCTAAGCGCACTCCTTCCATCTGCTGTTTAGCGGAGAGAGCGGCCTTGTCCTTCTGAATGTCCACACCAAGCCGTGCGGCCTCAAGCTGCTGACGGCCAGAGATTTCGGCTTTGCGAAGCTCCAACTCGTCTGCCTTGGCAGCGGCGTCCATGACATCTTTCTGCTGTTTGCGTTGGACCTCGGCCTGCTGGATCTGAGCATCCATCTGCATCTGCTGAGCTTTGGTCTGCGCCTGAAGCTGCTTGATCTGCAAGTCCATCATCTGCATCTGTACCAGCGGATCTTGTTGCTGCTGGGCGGCCTGCTGCATCTGCGCTTCGGCCTGATCCTTCTGAAGGACTCGTGCGGCAGCGGCTGCTGCCAACTGCGACAACTGCGCCTCGAACTCAGGCGGCAGGTCGTATTCTTCTCGGTCATCTTGCGGAAGCGGAGGCAAGGCTGCGCCAAGCTGCTTCTCGATCTCGCGGCGGTATTGGAACGCTACGTGCTCCATGATGTGAGCCTGCAACGCCGCCGTAATCTGCTGAGCCATCGGGTTCTGCCCAATGATCTGAGCCATCTTCGGATCTTGACCCAGCGCCGTATGCACAGCGATGTGGGCCTCGTGGTCTTGATACATGAACGCCTTGACCGGCTTGCCCGTCATCACATCCATGTTCTCAGTGATGGGATCGCGGGGTTTAGCATCGTCAGTCAGCGGAACAATCTTGTCCGCATTCTTCACGCCCAACGTCTCGATCATCTGTCGATGTAAGTAGGGCAGGTCGTAGAGTTGTGGCGCAGTCTGGCTGAGTTGAAGAACGGCTTGGTACTGCACGACCTTCTGCGACATGGTTGCCGCATTCGGATCGCTGACCGGGATGACATCGACATCATCGTAGTCTTCTTTCTTTGCCTTGCGATCACCGACTTCCGGCTCGTAGTCATATTCTCCCGGCGTGTTGTCTCGAATGATCAAAGCCAGAAGCTTGAACTCTTGCTTCATGGCGTAGTACACACGCGCTTGCACGGCGGTCATGACCTTGAGGACTCTTTCGAGTACGGCCAATGTGGTGCCTACCGGAGCTTGCGAAGACATGTCCGAGATCTTTAGGTCCGACACCGCAGCAAAGCGGCGTCCTTCCTCAACGATTCGGTCCATCAACATGGACAATGTTTGGCTCGGCTCCTTGTACGGGAGCGGCAGGATATTGTCGCGGATCGCGCCTGACGGAATATC